GTCCTTGAGATAGCCCCAGTACGTCACACCATTCTCTTACGACGAGTGGTATGCCGACGATGCTGGCAAGGAGCAGCCGATGGTTCCTGAAAACCTCTGCATGCTCGCAAGCCCGAACGCCAAGACGATGCTCGCTTACGGTCTTGTTGCGCTGACTGGTGACGAAGCGATCAAGTTCTACGAAGGTGCTCGCGTTCCGGACTCGTGGGTTCAGCGTGCGAATCCGTCCGGACGCATCGTGCAGATCAAGAGCCGTCCGCTGCCGATCATTCAGCAGATCCACGGCTTCCACGTCATCGAAGCTCTTGCTTAAGAGCGACAAAAACCGAATCAGGGCAGGCATCACGACCTGCCCTTTTTCGTGGGAGGGACAGAAATGAAAGTTGTTCTTTTGGAAAACCTTCTCATTTCCGGAAAACGCTACCCGGCAGGTGATGAGATCGAGGTTGACAAGACGGTCGGCCTTCAGCTGCTCAAGGAAAATCTGGCGCTTGTCGGCATGAATGAGGTTGAGGATTCGACAGTCGATGAAGCTCAACTGCCAACGCCAGAGGCCGCTTTTGCTCCGATCCCGGAGGCGGAAGATGAGCCAGAGGTGGAAGTCAAGCAGCCGGCCAAGCGTCGCACGACGAAGAAGGTGGCGGAATGAGTGCCTTCAAAGATTTCGTTGCGGCTGATGTAAAGAACGTCTTCATCAACCTGGATGAGTTCGCAGAAGAGCACGAGATCGGCCACGAGGTCGTGCCCTGCATCCTTGACAAGATCATCACTCAGGCACACGACGAGGATTCATACCTTGGCGTTTTTGTCAACCAGCTGACGATCTACGTCGAAGTCGGGGTGATCGAAACGCCGGTCGAGGGCGAGCTTCTCAACGTTGACGGCGCGATTCATCGTGTCACGTCTGTCAGCAATGAGGGCGGCGTGCTCGTCATTGTGACGGAGGCGAACGATCAATGAGCGTCCTAGTCAGGCTGAAAGCGGATGATGATGCACTAAAAAATGTTGAGGCCATGTTGCATGGTGTCAAAGGCGGGGTCGAGAAGGTCACGATGCGAGCTATCAATCGAGCTCTTGGCTCCGGGAAAACAGCGCTTTCTAAAGGTATTCGCGAGACTTACACGGTCAATGCCGCGACTGTGAACGAGACGATTTCCATTCGTAAGGCCTCAGCAAGCAATCTTGAAGGAACTATTGTGTCGAGCGGCAAACCGTTGTCCGCTAGACACTTTAGCCATTCGCCCGAGGGAAAAGACACGACTGGTGCGGAACGGAAACGGATTCGAGTGACCGTCAAAAAGGGCGGGGGCGGCAAGTTCAAGACGGGCTTCATTTGGGATGGCGGATGGGGTACGGATAAGCACGCCATCTACATCAGGTCTGGCGGAAAGATCAGGGCTTCAAAGGGCTATCACGCCGGAAAGAGGTACAAGGTCGACAAGGTCAAGAAGGTGTCCGGTCCATCGGTGCCTCAGATGGCTGGTAATGACGGTGTGCGAGAACGCGTCCAGGAGCGCGTCCAGGAAGTCTTTGTGAATCGTCTTGACCACGAGGTCAACCGTATTTTGAAGTTGTAGGAGTAGGAGGTGGCCGTATGGTCGAAAACGAACTGACGCGTGCAATTCGCGAATTGGTTGCAGAGGCTGTGAAGGACTTTGCGTTGCCAACGAAGCCGGAACGCGGTTCCGAAGAGGGAGTGCTGCGCGCTCCGAAAGTCGTAAATGGGTATCTACCCCCAAAACGATCCGGGCAGGACGACGACTTTCCTTTCGTTCTTGTCAGGGCCGACGAAGGCGCGACAGAGCAAGACTCAACCGAGGTGCGGGTTTCGATCATCGTCGGGACCTATTCGGAAGAATACGACGGGCACGAGTACTGCCTGAACGTCATGTCCCGCATTCGCACTGCGCTTTGCTCCTTGCCAGGAATGGTTCTTGCTAATCGGTATCGGCTGAAGCATCCGATCAAGTGGAGCACCTACGCAGAGCAGCCCTACCCGTATTGGCAGCTCGACATGCAGACGACGTGGGACATCCGCACGCCGCAGCCAATTGATAAGGAGGAGGACTTCTGATGACTATGAAGAAACCCACAACTAAAAAAGCGCAAACCACCGAGGGAAAGGCTGTCGTTTATATCGGGCCGACCCTTGGAGGTGGTGCACTGATGCGCAATGCGGTGTTCCGTGCAGGGGAGTTTCCTCCGCACGTCGTATCGATGCGCGAAAAGAGTGAGGCCCTGCGCGGTCTCTTTGTCCCGGTGTCTGAACTGGCGACAGCGCGAAAGCGCATCGGTGTGAAGGGCGACATCCTGCACGCCTATGTGCGTCAACTCAAAAATGAACTCTAAGGAGGTCATCAAATGGCATACAACCACGGGGTAAAAATCTCCGAAGTGCCGACTTCTATCCTGCCGCCGGTGCAGGCAGAGGCGGCCATTCCTTTCATCGTCGGGACGGCTCCGGTCAATATGACCGATCCGACCAACGTCAACCGCCCGACGCTCTGCTACTCGTATGATGAGGCTGTCGCAGCCTTTGGCTACGTGCCGCCGGTAGAGGACAGTGCGAGCGGCCTGAAAAAGTACGATTTCACATTGAGTGAGGCGATTTATTCGCAGTTCGCTCTCTTTGGCGTCGCGCCGATCATCGTTGTCAACGTGCTTGATCCTACGAAGCACAAGAAGACGGCGACGGCAAAGACGGTGACGCTTGACTCGAAGACCGGCTCTGCAACGATTGCTGAGACCGGCATCATCCTGTCGACTCTCAAGCTTTCTCAGGACGTGACGACCTATCAGGAAGGTACGGATTTCGTCGCGACCTTCAATGATGCGGGGCATCTGGTCATCACTTCGAAGAAGGACGAGGACAACTTCAAGGTGCCGGTTGGCGCGTCGCTGACTTTGGCGGCCGAGAAGCTCGATCCGTCTGCTGTTACGAAGTCTGAAATCATCGGCGGCGTTTCCGTCGACGGTGCAAAGAGCGGCCTTGAACTTGTTGGCGAGTGCTTCCCGCGCTTCCGCCTTGTCCCTGGTCAGATCGTTGCTCCGAAGTATTCGAGCGATCCTGAAGTGGCAGCTGTGATGGCGGCCAAGGCTGTCAATATCAACGAACACTTCCGTGCGATTGCCCTTATCGACGTTCCGACGGACGCCGTCGATTCCTACTCGAAGGTCGCTGAATGGAAGAACAACAATAACATTGTCGACGAGGCTCAGGTCTCTTGTTGGCCGATGCTTGCTCTTTCCGGCACGGTGTACCACATGAGCACGCAGCTGATGGGGCTTATTGGGAAGGTTGACGGGGACAACGACGGCACGCCGTATGTCAGCCCGTCGAACAAGAACTTTCAGATGACGGCTACGGTCCTCGCGAACGGTAAGGAAGTGTGGCTCGGTCCAGAGAACGGCAAGTATCTGAACGGCCAGGGGGTCGTGACGGCGCTCAACTTTATCGGCGGCTGGGTCTGTTGGGGAAACCGCATGGCTTGCTATCCGGGCAACACGGACGTGAAGGACTCCTTCATTCCGGTTCGGCGCATGTTCAACTGGGTCGGGAACACACTTGTTCAGACCTTCTGGCAGCGCGTTGATGCGCCGCTGAATCGTCGTCAGGTTGACACGATCGTTGACAGCGCGAACATTTGGCTCAACGGGCTTGCGGCTCGCCAGTACATTCTCGGCGGTCGCGTGGAGTTCCTTGAGAGCGAAAACCCGACGACTGATTTGATGGACGGCATTGCACGTTTTCACGTGTACATCACGCCGCCGTCGCCAAATCGCGAGATCGATTTCATTCTTGAGTACGACGTGAACTATCTCTCGGCCTTGTTCGAGTAAAGGAGGAATGAAGAATGGCAGGAAACAACAAAGTCCCTGAACGATTGATCAATTTCAGGGTGTATGCAGAAGGCAATGACCTTCTGGGGGTTGCCAACGTTGAATTGCCGTCGCTTGAGGCGATGAGCGACACGGTCAGCGGTGCGGGAATTGCTGGTGAGGTGGAGAGCCCGATCTTGGGCCATTACGGGTCGATGACGACGACCTTCACTTGGCGAACGATTTCTGCTGACCTGACGCGACTAGCTGAGCAGAAGGCGCACGCGCTTGATCTTCGTGGGTCTCAGCAAGTTTATGATGCTGCGCTTGGTACGTATTCGACGGTTCCTGTGCGCGTGTCTCTTCGTGCGGTGCCGAAGTCGATCAGCCTTGGCTCGTTCGAAGTCGGGGCCTCTACGGATAGTGAGTCCGAGTTTGAGGTGCTGTACATCAAGGTTGATGTTGACAGCAAGACGCTCGTCGAAATCGACAAGTACAACTACATCGCTCGTTTCAACGGCGAAGACAAGCTCGCAAGCGTTCGTAAGGACTTGGGGCTATCGTAATGCAAAGACCGGTCGGAGGCAGGTGCCTCTGACCGGATCAACCACAAAACATTGAGGTGAAAATATGAAGCACATTTTTGCAACGCCCTTCGAATTTGAAGGCAAGAAGTACGAAGAAATCGAGATGAACCTTGAAGCGCTGAAGGGAGAGGACATTTCTGCAGTGAAGAGACAATATTCTGCAATGGGGTTGTTTTCGCCTCTTCCGACGACCGACTCGGATTTTTGTGCGCTCATTCTTGCGCGTCAGGCGAAGTTGCCGATTGAGTTCTTCAACGAATTGCCGGCACGCGAGTATTGCCTGATCACCCAAAAGGTGAGCAATTTTTTGAGCTACTCGATCTGAGGGTCGCCGATCCTGTGAACTTCATCATGCGGGCGTGTATCAATCTTTCTAGAAAAGAAACCGGCTCTGGGGCGCTTGAATGGTTCGCTACTCCACTTATTGACCTCGGCCAATGGGCACGTGCCACTGATGAAATGGATAAACGACAAAAGAGATAAGGCGCGAGGCCTTACTTTGGGACTTCTCCCTCCTTACCTGGTAACATAGACCTATACAGGAGGGGGAACCGATGTTTAAATTTTTTGAAGCACTATTGGACGGCGTGAAAGCGATTGTGGCCTTGGTCGCCGGGGTGGTGATTTGCTACTTCTGTTATTTCCTAGTGTTTTCATAAAACAATCAGAATCCTAAAGAAAAGAGCTCGCTTCGGCGGGCTTTTTTCTTTTCTAAAGGAGCGGTGAAATGGGTGCTAAGGAATACAGTATTGCGTTCATGATTGCTGGCAAGCTGTCCGGGGCATTCAGCAATACGTTCAAAAAAGCGAATGACACGGTAGGTGCATTCAATAAGCAGGTTAATACGCTAAATCGTGAATCGGCGCAAGTAGACGGTCTTGTCAAAATGCGTCAAAAGCTCAACGAAAACGCACGAGCCTGTATTGATGCAATGAACAAATACAAGGGCGTAACCAATAACGCTCGGGAACTTGATCAAAAGACGGCAGAGCTGTCTAGACAATATGATTCCGCTAAGCGACGTTTGTCAGCGTATTATTCGCAGATCAACAGATCCACAAACGTTTCGGACGAGCTGATCAACAAGTACGAACAGCAAGAGCAAAAAGTAGCGGAACTCGGAAGGGCTTTGAAGGCCGCGCAAAAAGACCAGGCGTCTTTTCAACGTGTTGTTGCGTCATCAAAAAACGAGCTTGATCGCGCAAAAGCAGCAGTAGATAAGCAACGAACGGCGGTGCGTGAGCTTGACTCTTCTTTGGGGACGGCCGGGCAAACTCTGCAACAGCTTACTCGTCGCCAAAACGAACTGGCTCGAGCTGCCGATAAAGCTCGTGTTGCTCAGGAACGGTTGGCAAAAGCTAATGCGTTGCAGAGTCGCTTGAAAGACGGAGGCATGAACAGTCAGGGGGTGCTTCTCAATATGGCTGCCAAGGGAGGAGCTACGTTGGGGATGCCGATTAACGAGGCAATGAAGTTGGAAGATGCGATGGCAGATATTGCTAAGGTAGCCAACTTTGATAATCCTGATAGCCTCAAAAATCTGCAGAAACAGTTGCAGAAGATGAGTCTTCGTATTCCTCTCGCTGCAGACGGCCTCGCTCAGATTGCAGCGGCGGCAGCACAGTCTGGCATTGCTTCGAAAGATTTGGCCGGATTTACCGAGCAGGCAGCAATGATGGCTGTGGCATTCTGTATTTCGGCAGATGAAGCCGGCAACATGATGGCAAAGTGGAAGAGCGGTATGGGGCTCACGAATGAAGAGACCTATCGTCTGGCTGATGCTGTCAACTACCTGTCGAATAAAAACGCGGCGTTGGCTTCAGAGATCGGGGATACCATCAAACGTTATGGTGCTCTTGGTAAGGTCGCGGGGTTGACTGCAGAACAAACAGCGGCTCTTTCTGCGTCTGTCATCGGTGCAGGGGCGACCTCTGAAACTGCGGCAACTGGCATTAAGGCCATGATGCGTGCGATGGGGAGCGGTGGATCGATGTCCGATGTTCAGGCTGCCGCCTTCAAAAACGTAGGGATTGATCCAAAACAGTTGCAGAAAAATCTTCAGAAGGATGCACCACAGGCCATCATGAGTACTTTGGAGGCGATTCAGAAGAAGATTCCAAAGGAGAAGTGGAACCAGTACCTCAACGCCATGTTCGGCGACGAAGCGGCGGTTGCTATTGGTCCAATGATGCAGAACCTTTACGGGCTCAGAGTGAATTTTGAGCGTGTATCTGACCCTGCGAAATATGCGGGATCGATGTTGGGAGAGTTCAAGGCAAGAGCGGCAACTACATCCAACGCTCTGGTTCTTGCTGGCAATACCGTGATGTATTTCGCCCAGGCTGTCGGTGCTCCGCTGCTCGATCCTATGAAGGAGGGGGCGACAGAGTTTGTCAAGTGGGGCGAAACGATCGGCGACTGGGTGAGCAACAACAAAGAGCTCGTCATGAGCGTGATGAAGGTCTCAGGCGCAGTTGTGGGGAGCATTGCCGGCTTTCATGTACTGCGCATGGCATTGGCCTTCACAGCGAGTCAGATGATTTCGCTCTACAAGGGCTTTCTGAATATGAAGAGGGCTGTCGATTGGGTGCGAAACAGCACGATGCTCGCGTCGATTGCAACGAAGTCTTGGGGGATGGTTTGCAAGGCAGCGACGGCAACAGTCGGTCTTCTCAAGGGGGCGCTTCGCATGACGGGTATGGCGCTTAAGGGCATTGGTTGGCTCGTCAGCCAAGGACTGATGCTCGCATGGAGGGCAGCGTGCATTCTGACGAATGGCGCAATCAAAGCGCTCACGATCGGCGTGAAATTACTCGGCGGGGCGCTGAAGTTCATGTTCACGAATCCGATAGGTCTTGCAATCACGGCAATTGTAGGTCTGGTTGCCGCAGGCGTTTCGCTCTACCAAAACTGGGACACTGTCAAGGCGAAGCTTGTCGAGTTGTGGGCTTCGTTCTCTGAGAAGTTCCCAGGGATTTCTGCCGTACTGACAACGTGGTGGGAAAACGCCAAGAGCGTGTTTGAGAATGTGAAGGGCATCTTTTCGAACCTCATTGGCTTCGTGAAGAACGTTTTCACTGGTCAGTGGTCGGCTGCTTGGGAAAACGTGAAGGGCATTTTCGCGAACATTTTCGAGTCGCTGAAGACCATTGCAAAGGCACCGATTAACTGGATCATCGAGAAGATCAATGGATTGATCGGCAAAATCAACGGCATTGGATCGATGAATATCCCTGGATTTGGGAAGGTTGGCGTCAACATTCCGACCATTCCGATGATGGCACAGGGTGGCATCGTTTCTTCGCCGACGTTGGCAATGATTGGTGAAGGGCGGGAGTCTGAGGCAGTCATTCCTCTTTCAAAGCTTTCAACCATGCTCGATACGAGAGGTGGTGGTCGGGGAGACACTATTGTGTTTTCGCCAGTGATCAACATCTCTGGGTCTTCGAGTGATCCATACGCTGATGTGAAGCGAGGGATCGATGAAGGACTGAATGATTTTGAAAAGAGGTACCTTCGAATGAAGGCGCAGCAACATCGGCTGTCGTATGCGTAAGGAGGCGTAATGGTGAGGACATACGAGACCCGCGCGATGGACACCTGGGACATCATCGCTAAACGAGTCTATGGCTCAGAGGCGTTGATGGACCAGTTGATCCGCGCAAATCTACAGCACCGGAAGACGGTGTTCTTCAGTGCAGGCGTCGTGCTCAATGTGCCGGACATTGACACTGACTCGGCGGAGTTTGCTGAGAATCTGCCGCCTTGGAAGCGTACGGAGGGGACGCGATGAGTGGACCTATCCAGACCTATCTGAGGCTCCTCTTCACCGAAGCCGGCACTTCGGTGACGCAGGACATCCTGCCTGATCTCCTTTCCTTTTCATACGACGACAAGGAAACGAATGAGGCGGACGAAATCAGCCTCACGCTCAAAGACCCGACGGGGAAGTGGGCGAGTAAGTGGAAGCCAGACGGCGGCGAAGTCGTCCGAGCTTACATCGCATCAGGGACGGTTGACGGGAAGAAGGGGCGTGAACTTTTCTGTGGAAGGTTCTTCGTCGATTCACTCCGGACCAGTGGATCTCCTCGTGTTTTCGAGATGCGTGCAGTCTCGATTCCTCTCAACACCCCGATCCGTCGAAAGATGGTGACAAAGGCTTGGGAGAAAAAGACGCTCAAGGGCATTGCTCAGGAGATTGCGACTGCCGCGAAAGTCAAGCTCCTATTCGATTCTCAGGACAACCCGAGCTACGACCGCCAAGACCAGAAGGCCGAAAGCAACCTTAGGTTCCTCTCGCGCTTATGTGAAGACGCCGGGCTTTCGATCAAGGTGACGGACTCGCAGATTGTGATCTTCGACCAGGCTTTCTATGAAAAGAAGAAGCCGGTCAAAACACTCAAGCTTGGTGTTTCGGACATCCTTTCGTGGGACTTCGAGTCACAGCAATCGGAGACGTACAAAACTTGTACGGTGTCTTGGCGCGATCCGAAGAAGAAGCAGAAAGGCTCTTCTGGTGGTTACAACATGGACCTTGAAAAGGGCGACGGTGGGGATGATCCTGAGTATGACATGGACCTTCAGAAGGTTAAGAAGAAGGTCAACGTTGCGGTCAATACCTACACATACACGGACCCGAATGTGGAGGATAACGGCCAGGAGTATCAGGTCAAAAAGCGCGCCGCATCTCTGGACGAAGCCAAACGCATCGCAAAAGCCACATTGAGGAAACTCAACCTTCGCAGCGTAACGGGAAGTCTTTCACTGGTTGGGGACACATCGCTTGTGGCAGGTGTCGTTGTGGAGCTCAAAGGGTTCGGCAGCTTTGATGGTCGGTTCTACATCGAGTCGGCCTCGCACTCTGTTTCCACGAGCGGATATGTGACAAGTATCTCTGTCCGGCGTGTGAACAGTAACTATTAAGGAGGTGGTCTCATGCCACTGTTTGAACAACAGCCCCTGCCTGATCTGATCAAGATTGGGGAGGTCAGTAGCGTGGACCCTGAAAAATGCACGGCCAGGGTGGTGTTCGATGATGAAGACTCACTTGTGTCTTACGACCTTCAGATACTACAACGTAACACCTACGAGAACCAGGATTATCAGATGGTCCATCCTGGGGAGGACGTTGTCTGCCTTTTCTTGGGGTCGGGGCAGGAAGACGGCTTCATCATCGGCTCTCTATATGCCGGGGAGATTAAGCCGCCAGAGGCCTCCCTTGACCGGCGAACGGTCGTCTTTAGCGACGACACGCGTGTCTGCTACGACCGTCAGGAGCACAAGCTCACAGTGACGATTGAAGGCACGGAGATCGTTTTTAACCGCCAGGACGGCTCCATCACGGTGCCGAACGCCGTGACGATCAATTGCACAACGGCGACGGTCAATGCATCGTCGAGCGTCACGCTTGATACGCCGAAAACGGACATTACTGGTGTGCTGAACGTCACTGGTCTCATTACCGGGAAGGGCGGCCTCGCTGTTAGCGGTGGAGGCGGTGCGGCCGTAACGGTGTCCGGAAACATGAATCTGGAAGGTCAGATCGATGCGTCGAGCGATGTGACGGCGGGCGGCATCAGCCTCATGAAGCACAAACATCAAGAACAAGGCGACGGCGCTCCGACGAGTCCGCCGCTGTAAGGAGGCGAGGAGAAAATGGGCCTGGGATTTTCGGCAGTTGGTCTTTTCGGCAAACTGCCTTTTCTCTGCAGTAGTGCAGTGACATTCACCTTCAAGGACCTGTCAGTTTCACGCTCGGTTCGATGGGCGACGCACGAAGTGATAGGCAAGAAACCCGTTCTTGAATACATCGGTCCAGGACTCACAGAGGTCAGCTTCAACATTCAGCTGAACTCGATGCTCGGGACCCCGCCTTTGGCAGCGCTCATTCAGCTCAAGAAAATGCTCGAGAAGAAACAGGCTGAGCGTTTGCTCATCGGTCCAGATTATCTCGGAAAGTTCGTAATCGAATCAATCGGTGAAGAGCGCAAGTATCACAACAACCTTGGCATCTGCGTCTCTGCAGAGGTCAGCATCACCTTGAAGGAGGCGGCGTAATGGCTCAGTACACAGTGACGCTATCAAGTCAAGTCGACTTCGCGCCGTCTGACGAGGTGCGAGAGATTCTGCAGAACGTGCGGACGATCCTCAGCACGCGTAAGGGCTCCGTTCCTCTGGACCGAGACTTCGGGCTGACGTGGGCGCATATCGACAAACCAATGCCGGTTGCAAAGATGCTGATGCGGTCTGAGGTGATTGACGCGATTGAGGAGTACGAGCCAAGAGCAACGGTCGTGTCTGTCGACTTTGACGAGGACACTGCGAGCGCAATGGACGGTATTTTGAAACCGCGCGTTGTTGTGCAAATCGGAGAGGAGGAATAAGACATGGCTGAAACAATTCCCCGTTGGCACTTGCCGGCGGTTGAATTCCTTGAAACGGACGCCGAGACCATCAAGGCCGAGATTATCACTGGGTACGAACAAGCAAGTGGGCGAACCCTCGCGGCGGGCGACCCAGTACGACTCTACCTTTTGAGCCTTGCTGCCGTCATCATTCAACAGCGCACGGCTGTGAATCTGGCGGCGCAGCAGAACCTGCTTTCATATGCTCAGGACGACTACCTCGATGCACTCGGCACGCTTTTGAGCGTTACGCGTCTTTCTGAAAGCAAGGCCGTCACGACGATCAAATTCACGCTTTCGCAGGCTCTGGCGACGGTCTACACGATCCCTGCAGGAACTGAGGTGACGAACGGTGTTGTGACATTCGCGACGGACCATGAACTCAATATTGAGAAAGGTAAGCTCGAAGGGAGCGTCACGGCATCCTGCACCGTTGCAGGGACGGTCGGCAACGACTACCTTGCCGGTCAGGTCAACACCATCGTCAAGCCAATGACGTTCGTAGCGAAAGCCGAGAACACAACCATCACGACAGGCGGCTCTGAAGCGGAAAGTGACGAGTCCCTTGCCGAGCGCATTCGACTCGCACCGAACGGCTTCTCTGTTGCGGGGCCTGAGAAGGCGTACGTTTATCACGCGAAGAGCGTGTCGAGCTCCGTGCTTGACGTTTCCGTTACCTCCCCGACACCGGGCGAGGTCGATGTCTATGTGCTTCTTGCGGGCGGCGAATTGCCTTCCAAAGAAACGCTTGAGCAGATCGATGCGTACTTGAGTGATGAAACGCGTCGACCTCTCACGGACTTCGTTCAGGTGCTTGCGCCGAAGGCCGTGAATTACGAGCTCGATATTCACTACTGGATCAGTCGCGAGGACAGTTCGCGCGCCGAGCAGATCAAATCTGATGTCGAAAGGGCGGTCGAAAAATACCGCGTGTGGCAGCAAGGAAAAATCGGTCGCGACATTCTCCCTGCAAGGCTCATTCAGTACGTCATGCAGGCGGGAGCTTCGCGCATCGACAACCCGACGATGAAGCCAGTTGACTTCCAGAAGCTCGAAAGCGACCAGGTCGCCCAATGCACTGGCGTGAAGATCGTTTACGAGGGCTACAAGGATGAGTAAGGGGCTCGCGGACGTAAGGCTGAGCGACTTACTTCCGGACTCAATTGCTCAAGACGACAACGTCAAGCACAGCGCGACGGCGCTTGACAAGCAGTTGCTCGATATGACGGCGGCGGTTGATCTTCCGTCGATCTACGTCAGCATTGACAAACTCACGAGCACGCAGCTCGACCATGTCGCCTACGGGTGGGATGCGAGCGTCTGGCGCGATTCCTGGCCCGTTGCTTTGAAGCGTAGCGTCCTGAAAAACGTTGTGAGGGAAAAGCGCAAGAAAGGCACGCTTCGTGCTGTCAAGGATGCCGTTTCTTCGATCGGTTCGGCTGCGACCATCAAAGAGTGGTGGCAGCAGGAGCCGAAGGGAACGCCCCACACTTTCGAGATTCAGGCGACGCTTGGAAACATCGACGGCACGCTTGATGCCGAAATGCAGGAGGACCTTTTCGCGCTCGTCGACGACGCGAAACCGGTCCGTTCGCACTACACATTCGTACTCGTTCGTCAGCTGGATGGCGGGCTCGGGATCGACGGCTATCTGCGCCCGGTAGCTTACGCGCGTATTCGCTCTGAAGAAATTGTCAGCCGTGACATCGATGCGGCAGTCGGCATTTTCGTCGGGGCACGACCTATCGCGATGCGCTCGCTCGTCGGGCTTGCAAAATAAGGAGGGATTCCTATGGACATCGTTTTGACGACGGCAGGTATTCAGGCCGTCATCAACGCAAAAGAGACCGGGACGAACGCCGTCACGATTTCGGAAATCGGCGTCGGCACCGGCAAATACACTCCAACCAAGGAGCAGACACAACTACAAGCTCAAGTCAAGCGCATGCAGATCCTCGAAGGTGGGCAAGCAGGCGACAACGCGATTCACGTCGCGTGCAAGGATGACGGCCCGGGCTCGTATGAAGTGTTCGAGTTCGGGCTTTTCCTTTCTGATGGGACGCTTTTCGCGGTCTACTCGCAGAACGTACCGATCATTGAGAAGCAGGAGAAGAGCAATCTTTTGCTTGCTATCGACATGAAGCTCGAAGGCGTCAGCGCCGGGAACATCACTTTCGGCGACGTCTCTTTCTCTTTCACGGCCGCAACACGTGAAAACGCAGGAATCGTTGAGCTTGCTACTGACGAAGAAACGCAGGCAGGGACCGATACGCAGCGAGCTGTGACGCCCGCCGGTCTGAAGAGCTTGACTTCTACGGAAAAGCGTGCGGGGCTCATCCGCACAGCATCGGAAGCCGAAGCCAAGGCAGGAACTGAAGGCGCTGCGGCTCTCACGCCGGCAAGTCTGAAAGGCGCGGCTGCTTCCGAAGCGGAAACGATCGAAGGGAAGTCCGGGGCGCTCTATGTGACGCCTCTCGGCCTTCGAGGCTTGAAAGCTACGACAGGGCGAAACGGGCTAGTCGAACTGGCGACCGAGGCAGAGGCAAAAGCGGGGACGGACAAAGAACGCGCCGTTACCCCTGCGAGCTTAAAGACCGTCGTCGATGAGGCGACCCCGGACGCAAGCGAAGCCGCCAAGGGGATGATTCAGATCGCCTCTACGGTTGAAGCTACAGCCGGAACAGACGCTCTGAAGGCAATGACGCCCGCGACAGGAAAGGCGGCGCTCGATGCGCGAATTGCGACGGTTGAAGAGGCGAAAGTGGGCACGTCGACGACGAAGCTCATCACGCCTGCAACGCTAAAAGCCGTCGTGGATGCAGCTGTGGCGGCGGCTCTTGCGAAACAAGGAGGTGCTAAGTAATGGCAGAGATTTCGAAGCGTGGGAAAAACTTGATCGGTCAGAAATTTGGTCGATTGACGGTTGTTGAGTACGCGGGCCTTGATCGACACAAGAAGCGTCTCTGGAAGTGTTCGTGCGAATGCGGCGGAGTCGCTATCTGCACGACCAGTGATTTGACAACTGGAAATTCGAAGTCTTGCGGATGCTTCAAGTCAGAGGTTGCTTCAGCTTCTCATACTCGACACGGTATGCGGCATCACAAGCTCTATGACGTTTGGTACGCGATGAAGGCTCGATGCGAAAAGTCTGACGATCCGCATTTCAAGTACTACGGTGCTCGCGGTATCCGACTTCGGTTTGAGAGCTTCGAAGCCTTTCATTCGTGGGCTATCGAGAGTGGGTACGAGGATGGCCTCAGTATCGACAGAATCGACGTGAATGGAGATTACTGCCCTGAGAATTGCCGATGGGCGACAAAGTCACAGCAGTGCCGCAATCGTCGAAACAACGTCATGTACAAGGGAAAGTGTCTTGCGGAGTGGTGCGAAGAGCTCGGCCTGAAGTACGACACCATCAAGATGCGAATTTTGAGAGGGATGCCGATCTGTCGCGCCCTTGGATTGGAGGTGGATTGAATGACTTCAAACACAATTCTCATTACGGACGCAGGACTTGCAGAAGTCGTTGCTGCCGAGCAAGGAGGCTTCGCCCCCGTCGTCATTACAGAGGTGGGCTACGGCACGGGGCAATACACGCCGACTGGCGACATGACGGCTCTGAAGGAAGAGTTCAAGCGTCTGACGACCATCGCAGGCGGTGCGGTTGGAGACAACGTCATCCACCTTGCGGCCCGCGATGACTCGGCCGAGGCCTACACGGTCTACGAGGTCGGCCTCTACACGGCGAGCGGAACCCTTTTCGCGGTTTGCTCTCAGACAGTTCCGATCATCCAGAAGGCTTCGCAGTCGCAGGCTCTGCTCGCGATTGACATTGCTGTGACGGACTTCTCTGCAGATTCGATCGCGTTCGGAGATACGAACTTCCTGAACCCGCCTGCTACGACCACGACTCTCGGTGTCGTTGAACTTGCGACGAATGAAGAAACGATTGCGGGAACCGACGGGACGCGTGCTGTCACTCCGAAGAGCCTGAGCGCACGAACATCGACGGAAAGCCGCACGGGTTTGATCCGCATCGCCGTCCCGGCTGAAGTGCTTTCCGGCAAGGACAACACGAAGGCTGTGACGCCGTTTGGATTGCTGTCTGCCTTTTTGAAGAATCACGGCGACAGCGGATTCCAGAAGCTGCCGAACGGTCTCATCGTTCAGTGGGGTAAGGCTTCGATTGCGGCCGATGGTTCGACAGTTGTTGCCTTCCCTGTTGCTTTCCCGACGAGCGCTGTTTTCTCGAACGCAACGCCTACTGGTGAGGTTGCTGCGGACTTCGTTGCCACTGGCTTGACGAAGGGGAACACGACCTTCAAGCACAACGCAAACGGAAAGGTCCAGGCGCTCTGGATGGCGCTCGGATACTAAAAGGAGAGGATTCTATGGCTTACTACTACAGCGCGTCTCAACGCGCTTTTTACTGCACGGAGATCGTGTCGGTGGATGTTATGCCCGCCGACAAGGTGGCAGTAGAGGACGAGGCATACAAGAGCCTCATGGCCGCCCAGAACGCGGGGAAGTTGATCCGTCCGGGTGCGGGCGGAGCTCCTGAAGCCGTCGACCAGACGGGCGCTGCCGCAACTGGCATTGTCCACGAACTGACGGCTGCAACTGCTGACAAGCTGGGCCACATCAAGGTCGGCAAGAACGTTGACGTTGAGCCTGACGGAACGATCTCTGTCAGGCTCTCGAAGGACGTTGGCGATCAAAGGGACCGCGCTCCTGAAAAGCCCGATTACGGCCTGAGTTGAGGGAGGTGGAAACATGGCAGCGGTCAAAAATTTCACGCTAGATCAAGGCTCCGATAAGACGGTGTCCTTCGTCCTGAGCGACAAGAACGGTCCGCTTGACCTGACAGGGTATTCAGCCGCCATGCAACTGCGCAGGTATGCATTCAGCGAAGAGGCGATTGACACGCTGACGACGTGCAATGGCCGGCTTCAGCTCGATGAGGCGGCGGGGAAGGTCACGGCGAAATTCAATCATGAAAGCACAGAAGGGTACCCGGGTGACACGGTGCTGTACGACTTGGAACTGCAGTCTCCAGACGGCGAAATCACGCGGGTCGTTGAAGGAAAAATCAAGGTCTCCCCGGAGGTGACTCGTGTCAAATGCGCGCGCAGGGCGTGAGCTCGCAATCACTGCGCAAATCACGCCAGAAGAAGAAATTCAAGTCGATGCTCAATGTCAGGACATCGTCCCACAAGTTGTGACTGTTGAGGTCCCGGGCATTCAGGGCCCGCCGGGAAAGGACGGTGCGCCTGGAAAGGACGGAGAGGACGGTCAGGATGGCACCTCTTTCGTCGAACGCATCGACAACTCTTTCATTGACAATCTTTTTTAATCGTAAAGGGAGTGAGAAAAATGAGTGCTTTGAATGCTTTTTTGGACAAGCAAGGTTTGACTCATTACGACAGCAAGTTGAAGACGGTCGTTGCCGGGCAGATGACGATCGAGGGACGCACGATCACGTTGAAGAGCGTCTCTGGTGCAACGCTCGCAACGGTGACGATGCCGCAGACGATTTATGAGCTTGCAACAGCTCAGAAAGACGGTCTGATGAGCAAGGGCGACTTCGCCAAGTTGCAGGGTATTGCGGCTCAGGCGACGAAGGTCGAAAACTCTGAAACGAACGGGAACATCCAGATCAATGATGTTGAGACGCCTGTTTATGTTCACCCGACTGTGACGGCCGGCGCCCTCGGAGCGGGGCTTTACAAGATCACGACCGACGGTACCGGGCACGTCACGCTCGGGACGAAGGTCGTCAAGGGCGACATTACGGCTCTTGGTATTCCGGCGCAGGACACGACGTATGGTCCGGCCACGGCTGATGCGGCGGGTCTGATGTCTGCTGCCGACTTCACAAAGCTACAAGGAGTCGCTGTGGGCGCACAAGTGAACGTTATCGAAAAGGTGAGCGTCAACGGCGGCGCTCTGCCGGTCAGTTCGAAGGGCGTCAATATTGATCTCACGCCGTACGCGCTGAAAACGGACATCGCGAGCGCCGTGAATTACAAGGGTTCCGTCGAAAACTATGCGGCGTTGCCGACCAAGGATGTGAAGGCAGGCGATATGTACAACGTCGAGACTGCCGATCCTGCTCATCAGATCGACGCCGGGATGAATGTCGTTTGGAATGGCGCGAGTTGGGACCCGATGGCTCCGATGATCACGATGACTGGCATTACGAACGAAGAGATCGACGCCCTCTTTGTATAAGGGGGCGTTCCGATGGCTAACTCTTTTCTTGATTTGATAGGGCTGGCTCACTTCAAAGAGAAGCAGAGTCAGCAAATTAGCAAAGAGTTCGCAAAGAAGTCCGAGGTTGTCACAAAGGCTGAGGCCACGGGCTTCGCGAAACACAAGACGTGCAGCGCGATTCGAGATCGCTCTACGTCAAAGCCCGACTACGGGCTGAATACAAAGGAGGGGGCTGAATAATGGCTCTGAAAGAACAAGACATCGTTTTTACAACGACGGATGAGGCGGGCAACACCGTCATCCAGATGCCGATTACTCGCGTCGAAAATGTCGAAGGCGCCGTGCGGACCGTGAACAGCATCAAGCCTGACAACAATGGAGACGTCAAGATTGACATCGACATGAGCCACCTGGCAACCAAAGAAGAGGTGACGCAGGGGTTGTCGAAAAAGCGAGAGCACACGATCCAGATCGCCAACGCAGATTTGAACACGCTGCTTGAAGATAAAACATGGTCCTGCAACGGGACGCTCAAGAACACACCGATCCCTTGCACTTTCTGCATCGTGCATGCCTACGACACGGGCGCTCCTGTCAGCGGGAACATCGTGCAAGTCTGCTACGTCCCGAACCAAGCCGACAACACGGTCCGCGCCTTCTGGCGCAACTGCGACAATGGGGTGACCTTCGGGAAATGGAGCGAATCCGGCGCTGTGAAGACGGTGAACAGCGTTGCACCCGACACGTCCGGTAACGTCGAAATTCCCGCTGCAACGCCTGAAACCTACGGCCTTGTGCGTGCGGCTACCGATGCAACGGTCATCGACGAGGATGCCGACGACGCGGCCATTACGCCTGCTGTCTATCACGATGTTTCGGATTTTCGGCACAAAAACACGGCCTACGCCCTCGGCGATAAGGTTGAGTGCATGTTCAACTTCGAGCTTTTCTTAGAATGCACGAAGGCGGGAACGACCTCAAGCACGCCTCTTAATACTCGAACAGTGAAGCACGGCCAGGTCATCACAGACGGGACTGCAGAATGGACGGTGCGAACTCACATCCGAAGCATCAACAACGCTGTCGCCGACGCAAGCGGAAACATCACGCCGGAACAGACGGGTTGCCTTCCGTTGACTGGTGGCAAGATGCGAGGCAACATCGTCTTACCTGTTGGGGCGATTTATACGAGAAATGACGATATCGTCGAAACTCAAATCGTTTCAGATACCGATGGTAAATTCGGTAGCGGGTTGTTTTTACGTTCGGCAAACGATCCTTCCGATTTGCGTTGCGGTTTTATTTTGGCGACGCGTCCTAATATCGATTCCTCCAACCTTGGGGCATCGTTGGTTGGGTACGCAGACGGGCGGTTAACGTGGGACAATCAACATGTTGCCCGCCTCGTCGACACATGGCGAAACGGCGATTCGTGGTATCGGGCATGGTCTGATGGGTGGATTGAACAGGGTGGCATCAGTGCTGGAATTCCTGGGATTGGTGGACTTACCGTTTACCTTCACAGGGCACTTACCACAAATCAATACACGGTACTTGCGGGACCTACGAACGGACTTGCCACATTACATACTGGCGGTATTGGTGTAACTTGGCGAGAACCGAACTGTTTCGGAGTCGACTGGGTGAATCCCGAATCATTAGAAGGAACGTATTGGTACGTTTGCGGATATTAACTTTTATAAGGATGACATTATGGAAAATACTCAAACCATTGGTATTGGCACGAAAATTTATAAACCTATTGACACCCCCGAAAAGTCTCATTTTTATGCAGATTGTGCGGTTTGGTGTAATGAAAATAGATGTGCCATTGAAGATAAGGGTGACTATTATGAAATCGTAGCTATTCCGGAACCGACGTTAGACGAGGTGAAGGTGCGAAAGCTGAACGAACTCAACGCAGCGCACGAGGCGGCCGAGGCGGGCGCTCATGTTGCTTCATCCCTCGGCTTCACGATTGACGCTAACGACCGCGCGAACCGCGACATCGAGGGCATTCTGAAAACGATCGGCGACGGTGTGGTTATGTTCTGCGACTACGAGAACGAGTTCCACGAACTCAACCGGGCGCAATGCGAGACGCTTCAGATCGAGATCATCCAAAACGCTCAAGCCCTTTACGCCCAGAAGTGGGCATATCGTGCGCAGGTCGAAGGCTCGGAAAGCGTCGACGAGCTGAACGCGATCGAGTTCACGTTCTCGCACTTGAGCTTCTGACAATGTGGAAATACCTCAAGCAAGTTCTGATTGCGCTCGATCAGCTCCTCAACACGCTTTTCAAAGGCTATGCCGACGAAACGCTTTCGTCGCGGGCTTATCGGCTGCGCGTTGAACGAGGCCGCGTGTGGCCAGAGCGCATCATCGATACGGTGCTCTTCTTCGACGATAACCATTGCGAGGAGAGCTACATCAGTGAAGTTCAGCGACGACAGCTTCCGCCGTCGCTTAGAAAGTGAGACCGCCGTTTGGCGGTTTTTTCATATGTGGGATTTTATTGTCAAGGCGCTGAAAGATGCGCTAAAGGAGAAGGTGACTGAAATGACAAAGGAGGAAGTGAAGGAATGGCTCGACAAACTCGGCGTCAAGGTCGAGGAAGTGACGGACGAGCTCATCGCCAAGGTTGAGGCCCAGAAGGCTCTGCTCGATGCGGAGACCCGTCGCAAGACGCGCCTCTTCTGGGGACCGGTTGGTTTCCTGGCCGGGGTTCTCTGCACGTGGCTGTACAGCGTCCTCTTCTGAGGACAGATGCAACGAGCTGTGAGAATCGGCGCGTTGCGACTGAGGGCATGCTACTGTGTATTCATGGCCGGGGGACTGTCCCTCGGCCTTTTTTATAAGGAAAGCCATTGTTTTATTACGGCTTCATTAACGACCAGAGCATCTGCACTGGCACATACGGTTTCCCGACAGAGGTGACCATTCCTAACTACATCTACATCGGAACGACTGACGACAAGACCGTCATCGGTAAGAAGTGGACGGGCAACGGCTGGGTTGAAGTGATCTATTACTTCTACGCCCAGCTCAACGAAAAGGACCTCTGCATCGGCGTGCAGGAATATCCGACCGAGGTCGTCGACGCGAAGTTGATTCGCATTAACTCTCTCGACGAGTCTCTCATTGGCTTTTGGTACGACCGCACGGATTCGACCTTCAAGCCGGCTCCGATCCGCGTGCTTGCAGATCACTCCACCGACGTTGTGAACTATCGCAATGAAGATCGTTGGCTTTCCGACGTATTGGATGAAAAGGCGAACAGCCTCACGATCTACAGCAAGACCGAAGCGGACGCTCGCTTTGCCCTCAAGGGCGAAGGCGGCTCTGGTACGCCGGGTGCCGATGGTGCTGATGGCTTGAGTGCCTATGAGGTCGCTGTTGCGAACGGCTTCATTGGCAGCGAAGTTGAATGGCTTGCGAGTCTTATGGGTGAACCTGGCCTGCCCGGCAAGGACGGCGTTGATGGCAAGAACGGCATCGACGGCGCTCGCGGTGAGCAGGGCCTCCCGGGCAAGGATGGTCTTCCCGGTGCCGAAGGATTGCCCGGTAAAGACGGCGCTCCTGGTAAGGATGGACTTCCTGGTCGAGATGGCGAACGCGGTCCGCAGGGCTATCCTGGTGCCGATGGTCGCGACGGTACGAATGGACGCGACGGTCAGGACGGCCAGGACTTCGGCGGCTCTGTGGCGTCTGACGTGATTCGCCTCAACGGCACTCAGGCGCTCTTCAAAACGTCGTCCATGATGACGCTCGCGACGAACAGCCTTGAGACGATGATTGCCGGCTCGAAAATCTATTCGAAGACAGCCATCAGCGTTTCGTCGGACGTTCGCCTCAAGGAAGGGATTGCGAAGGTCGATGCCGACCGAGCGATTGCGTTCATTCGCAAGCTCCCGGTCGTGACTTACTCCTACATCGGCGAGGAAGACGGTCAGAAGCACATGGGGCTCATTGCGCAGCAGGTCCAGAATGCGGACCCGCAGATGGCAAAGCTCTTTGTCAGCAAGTCGTCTGAAGGCTATCTGGCGGTTGACTATGCCTCTCTGGTGTGTCCGTTGATCCTCGCGGTTCAGCGACTTTCGGAAGAGGTTGAGCGACTTAAAAGCTAAGTCTTAAAGCTCCATAAAGGGGGACGGGAAACCGTCCCCTTTTTTTTACGCCTGCGATGCCTCCGGGCGTGCCAGAACTGGTGCTTTTCGAAGTCGTTGCATATGGTGGAAGTGAAGAAAATCCAAGGAGGCGATCTATGGAAAAAGGGTTTGTGCAGACGTTCATCGACTACATGTCGTTGCTCGTACCTGCTAAAGGGGAGGCGTATCTGATGGTCGTTTCAGGGGCTGTCGGAAGCGCACTGGCTTGGGCGCTAGGAGGGATTGACCTGCAGTTGCAGTGGCTGTTGATGTTCGTCGCCGTGGACTACGTGACGGGGACCATCGCTGCAGGAAAGACCGGCGAGTGGAACAGCCGTGTCGGCTTTCGAGGGCTTTTCAAAAAGGTTTTCATTTTCGTCGTCGTTGCGCTGTCGCATGGGCTTGATGTCATCACAGGCACCGAGATGCTACGCAACGCTGCCATTGTGGCTTACGCCGTGAATGAGCTCGGCAGCACGCTTGAGAATCTCGACCGCCTTGGCTTCGGCGGCATGATCCCAGGCTTTCTGCATCGAGCGATTAAGGAAATTAAAAGTAGGGAGGTTGTCAAAAAATGAGTAAGAAACTGACTATCGTTCTGGACCCTGGGCACGGCGGGACCGATCCGGGGGCTGTGAATGGTCGCTACAAAGAGTCCGAGGCGACCTTGGGTATCGCAAACAAAATTGCGGACAAACTAAAGGCGAAAGGGCATCGCGTCGTGCTCACTCGAACGAAGGATCAGGCGCTTCTGCTTCAACAGCGATGCGATATTTCGAACGCTGCCAAGGCGGACGCGTTCATTTCGATCCACTGCAATAGCGCCGAGAACAAGGACGCAAGCGGAATCGAGACGTTCAAATATCCGGGTGTTGGAGGCGTGACGAAACGCCTTGCTGAAAACATCCAGAACGGTCTGGCTTCAAGCTTTCCTGAAGAAAAAGACCGAGGTGTCAAGGAGGCGAAGTACTACGTGCTGAAGCACACGAACGCACCGGCCGCACTGGTGGAGGTCGGCTTCATCAGTCATTCAGAAACGGCGGAGAAGCTCTTTCGATTCAGCTACCAGGACAAATTGGCGCGCGTGATTGCTGAGGGCATTGAAAGAACTTTTTATGCCGTATAATCAAATAAGTGACTAATCAACGCTAGGAGTTGTGCTGTGCCGCGAGTTGATTTGACTGGACAGCGATTCGGTAGTTTGCTTGTCCTTGGCTTTTCTCATGTGGATAAAACACGATCCGCGAACTGGTTTTGCCGATGCGACTGCGGGAAAGAGATCGTCCTGAAGGGCAACAACCTGAGGATGGGAAACACTCGCTCTTGCGGATGTCTTGCAAGGAAGGCTGTCGGGGATCGAAGCAGAACTCATGGTGAATGCAAGAGCCGCTTGTACCGAATTTGGTCCGCCCTTCACTCGCGGTGCACAAACGATCACATCGAGGATACCTTCAAAAATTACGGTGGTAGAGGCATTCAGGTCTGCGACGACTGGAAGACCTACGAAACTTTTCGTGAGTGGGCTTTGGCCAGTGGGTACGAAGATGGGTTGTCGATTGATCGAATCGACGTGAACGGGAACTATGAGCCGAGCAATTGCCGGTGGGCTACTCAACGCGAACAATGTCGAAATAGGCGCAATACATTGTGGGTTGAATTTAATGGCTATAAAAAGCCATTGGCCGAATGGTGTGATGAGCTGAACTTGCCGTATCGAGTCGTCTATGCAAGGATGAAAAAAATGTCTTTTGAAGATGCCATAAAAAAGCCTATTCGTAGACTCTTGACGAAATCATGAAAAACTAAGATACTAATAAGGCATGATGAGAGAAAGTGCGTAAGTTACGCGTAAGTATCACGAAATTGCCAAAACCGCATAACGGCGCGGTTTGTTGACAATAAAAACTTACTGTTGTAGTAAATTCTGTAGCGTCCTACAAGACACGAGAAAAGCCCCTGAAACCTACGTACAGCGCGGTTTTGGGGGCTTTTAAACTTTCAGAGAATTACGGGAAAACTCCCTGTTTTAGAGTGCGTAAGTGACACGTAAGTATCACGACACGCCTAGAAAAAAGCCTTTCGGCTTGACTTTTCCAGTTCACTGAATTGTCACACTATGTTCACTTGCAATTTGTCGATTGCTTCAATCAGGTCGTTGATGTCCTTGTGCGTGTAGTGCTCTGTGACGTTCGAATTCGAGTGGCCGACGATGCGTTTCAAGGCCACTGAGTTCGACGATACGCCGCAAGAATCCATCAGAGAGACGAACGTATGTCGGAGCGCGTGAGGCGTGTGCGAGACGCCTAGGCTCTTCATGTACGGGTCGAAAAAGTGCTTCTTGTACTGGTCGTATTTAATCGGCTTGCCGTTCGCGTTTTCGATCAGGTGCTCGCCATCGAGGCGCTTCGAAAGGGCCGGGGCGAGCTCTCGGTGGATCGGCACGATCCGGTCTGCGTTTTCGGTCTTTGTCCCGCGCACGTGGATGATGCGCTGCGCAAGGTCCACGTCTTCGGTCTTGACCCCGAGGAGCTCTCCTATCCGCATGCCGGTGTAAAGCATGATGAGCACCGTGTCCACCAGGCGCAGTTCAGCGTAGGACTTTTTGCCGGTCGGGAATTGCACCGCGAAGTCTTGCGAGCCAAATACAGCGCCGAGCTCCTCTGCCGTGAAGAACTTTTCCTTCGCGGCTTTTTTCTTTTTGGGCGGTGTGATCACCAGGAACTGCGAGTAGTCTTTCGTGACGATGTCGTTCTCGATGCAGTACTTGAACGCGTTTTTGAAGATGGATTTCACCTTGCCCTGGCTCTCCTCCGACATGTGATTCATGCCGTCGAGGATGTTCTGCATGTGAACCTTCTTGATGTCAGCCATCTGCATCTCGTAGAGCGGTGCGCAGCGCTTGTAAGCTGATCTGAGCCCTGCAGCGCTGCTCGGGTACTTCTTGAAGTGCGGCGGCGTCCAGATGTCCCAGACCTCAGCAAAGGTTAGCGTCTTTCTTGTGAGGTCGATCGGGTTCTGGTGATACTCGGCCAAAGCGATCATCGCTTCTTTTCGGCTTGCGTAATAACCAAGTGTGGACGTGAGCTGCTTTGCCTTTCCCGTCTCTTCGTTGATCTCCCATCCGGTCGTGATGCGTACCCAGAAGGGGCGGCGACGGTTCCCGGAAAGCTTTGTGATGCCGCCCATGCCGTTCGCGTTACGCATCGCCTCCACGCCCTTTCTCTTGATACTCCCTCAAGAAATTCTCCATTCCAATGCGCTCGGTTTTCGATAGCTGCTTGAGGAAATCCGTCTGAACTGGCAGGCCTATCAGCAACGCAGGATTCACTCTCAGTTCGACGGCCATATCCCTGAGGATGTTTCGCTTGATGTTCGTGACCTTTCCGCTTTCCCATTTTTGGACCGCAGCGGCCTGCACGCCAAGTCGCTCACCGAGTTCTGCCTGCGTCAGATTTCGAAGCATCCTCGCGCGTTTGATGATGTAGCCTATTTCTTTGTCGGATAAATACTCCATTAAACCCTCTCCCTTTGTTGTATAAATATCTAATTTGGATATATGTCTAATTTAGATCATTTAATTTATCAAAGCAAGAGGAACGATTAACTTCCAAAAATTCACTATTGAACTCAATTGTCTGATTTCGTACTATTTTTTTGAAAGGCAGTGAGAGGCACCGTGCGATCATGCGCGATTTTTTTTAACCGCAACTGTCTAAAAAAGATGAAAAAGGAGATGTTTTCCATTGAGAAACCTAACGGTGAACGATGTCGCTAAGGCGCTCAATAAGTCGCCCCAGTACATCCGAATCTGCTTACAAAAGGGGCTACTGCCGTTCGGTGCGGCCGCAAAAATGCCGCATTCCGGTCAGTGGACATACGTGATTTTTCCAAAGAAGTTCAAGGAATACGTTGGCGATGAAGCCGTTTGAGAGAGCTGCGTTGAAGAAGGCACGCAGAGAGGCAGGGTTCACGCAGGCGGAGCTGGCCGCGCTTGTTGGATGCGGACAGCAAACAGTCTCAAAACATGAGAGCGGGGCCGTGACACCGGCGCACTTCAAGACGCTGCGAGCATATGAGGATGTGCTCGGTGTTCCGGCTTGTGAGCTCTTTCCGGACGTTTTCGGGGCAGAGGAATGAAAAAAGGCCCCGCCGTGACAGTTCGGCGAGGCTATCGAATGAAATGAGGGGAGGAATTCGCTATCTCTAGTATGACATCTCCCGCTGAAAAATCAATAAAGCCCAACATGTCGGGCGTAAAACACCACTTCAGCGTGCAGGTCGCCGTCGAAGTCGGAGTCAACGCCGCCGTTGTCCTTGAGAACATTGCGTTCTGGGTCCGTGCGAACCGAAGAACCGGTCGGCACAAGCACGACGGCAAGCACTGGACCTATGGCAGTACGCGCCATTTCGCTGAGCTTTTCGACTACTTGAGCGAGAAGCAGGTCAGGGGAGCTCTGGATAAGTTGATAACTTGTGGATACCTCGAGACCGGCAACTTCAATCGATCGGCTTACGACCGCACCAGGTGGTTCACGATGACCGAAAAGGGCGAACGCGCGACCCGAGAGCGGCAGTCCGAAACGCCGCCTCGGTCGAATGGTACCGCCGACAGAGGGCGACCTATACCAGATAAAAACAAGAAATCGAAAACGGGATATATGACAGACGCAACGCCCGGGGACTACCGCCGGGACCCGTTTGACTTTTGAGGGAAGGAATGAGAATGAATGGCTTTGAGGGAAGTCGATCTTTCGTACATTCGCAACGGGCGCACGAAGCCCGCAATCTGCACCAAGCATGGTGCATTTACAGACACGGGAGTAATGATCCGCGACCGGATCATCTGGATGGGCTGTGCGCAGTGTGCGCTTGAAGCCCGCGACCGTGAGAACGCCAGACTGGCGAAAGAGGCTACAAAGCGCAGCGAGGCGGTGAAGGCTTGTCGCATCATCGGTGACGCGGCCATACCGGCTCGATACAGAGGCCGCACGCTTGAAGGCTATGTCGTGTCGAACGGTGGCCAACGTGCCGCGCTTGAGGCTTCAAGGGAGTACTTGCAGACAATCTGCGAGAACGACGACAGTGGTGCAAACCTGCTTTTCTACGGCACGTCTGGAACGGGTAAGACGCACCTTGCCATAGGAATCGCGCAGGCGTTGATCGAGCACGGCGGCTCTGCGCTCTATACGCGAGCGTCTCGGATCGCTCAGCGAATCAAAGAGACCTACGGACGCCAGTCGGATCGAAACGAGCGCGAGGTGTACGAGTCCTTTGCTACGCCTGACCTTCTTGTCATAGATGAAGTCGGCAGGCAGTTCGGGACCGATGCCGAGAAGCTGATGCTTTTCGAGGTGATCAACTCACGCTACGAGGCGCTGAAGGCGACGATCGTCATCAGCAATCTCTCTGGTGAAGCCTTGATGGACTACTTGGGCGAGGCGGCGATGGACCGGCTTCGCGAAGGAGGCCGTTCTGTGCTCTTCGACTGGACGAGCTATCGACGCCGAGGATATTGAATTACACGAGACCCCTTCGCGGGTCTCTTTTTGCATGGAGGCTTCGATGAACTGGAAGCTTTTTGTGCCGCTCGGGCTGTTTGCTGCGGGCGCTGTCGGCGGGTCTTGGTAGGCACGCTGCACCCGGTCAAG